ACCGGAAATGGACGAGCATGCCGTCTGCTATTTTTTACACTAAATCTTTTAAATCCTAGTTTATTAGATAATGTTTCTGCGGCCTCGACTTGATGTTCATTGTGTTTAAATCTAATAAACACCCACTCGGCAATGCCACCCGATTCGATAAATGTTTTAGCATTTTTTAAAATTAAATTAAAACTAGTGCCTACTCTGTAGATACTGTGAGTATCTTCTAATCCATCTAATGCAAACACAACTCTGTGATTTTTAGGCAATGCTGTTGATAATTCTTTCCACCAAACTGTAGAACGCAAACTGCCGTTAGTATTTAATAAAACTTCTATATCAGGAGAAGTATCTTTCAAATATTTGCACATATCGATAAGATCGTTATTCATCAGCGGATCGCCAAAGTTTCCACAAAAATTTATTGTCTTAAGTTGTGTTAATACATCCCTTGAAAATATTTTAATAAAATCATCTAAGGACCAGTCGTTAATAGGAAGAATTGGATTTTCTATACCGCCATGTATATTTCTAGGACACATAGGGCAAGATGCTTGGCATCGATTGGTAATTTCTATGTGTACACTTTTGAGGTCTGTAAATTTAAACATTATTTGCGTCCTATTATCATATAACGAGTATACATAGGAGTTTCTAATTCACCTTCCCATAACACAAATTTCATGCGACATTGCTTTTTAAAATCTTCTAAATTTTCAGAAGGTCTGACATGTTCTGGTATTTGATAGTTATTCCCTTGTAATACCAGTAATCCTTTCATTTTACTTGACCACAAATCGTATTGGGGTTGTGTTAGATGTTCGCAACTAGTATTGATAACGATATCACTGGCCGAAGACATAGTGATCATATCCTCCGTAATTGCCTTAAACCTACCTTCCATTTCTTCTTTTTTATTCATCATGTGTGCAATAGGTTCACAACTAGGATCGATATCAATACTTAATATTTGCTTAATCGGAATATCGCTTTGAAACAGCATACTAGATAATGTTCCAACCCATCCGCCATAGATTTCAATATCAACATGATCATTAACAAACGGTTTCAAGTTCTCAATTAACCATTCTTTGCTTTTGATTTGACCAGACCAGAATGCGTCCAAGGTCCGCATAGGGTTAGGACTTTGTCGTATAGCGTTCATCCAATAGTGTAGGTGTTCTGTATCAATGTTCAAACTGAGCTCCTGATTTATCAAACTTACCGCATTGTTTAGCACATTCAAATACAGGATCATTATCCCAAGTATTTGCAATCATATCAAAGTATCCAGAATTAAAAATGTCTTCTAACGATTGTTCATGTAGATTAGGAAACACTCCTATCTTATCCATGTAGTCAATACGTGTATTTTGTTTGTGTAATTTTTCTTTAAAATCCATCCAACAGCATGGTCCAACATTCCCCGATGCCGCAACATAGATTTGTTTCCATTTAACTGCTTTACAGTTGATTGTACAATTAGCATCAATCTGCGACATTGGCAAATCTCTAGCATAAGTTAATATTTGCGGTAACATTTCTTCTGTTTTACTAGATGGATATAAATTGTAAATGGTTTTACCCGTATCGTCTAATACAGGAAATTTAACGTCAGTAAATCTTGTTGTATGCTTAACCTGAAATGATTTAAATTTTAATCGTTCAGCCATACTACGACATTCTTCAACTTGATGTTCATTGTGTTTGAATACCAACATGTGCCATTCTGCATATCCGCCAGCATTAATAAATGCCTGGGCGTTTTCTATAATCTTGTTCCAGTCCGTATTAATTCTGTATAATGAATGTGTATCTGCCAACCCATCGATACCAAATACGACTCTAGTACCGGTAACAGCCAATGCTTCCCACCACTGAATACTTCTAGCACCACCATTGGTATGCATGCTTAATCTTATATTAGGATTGACTGCTTTTAAATAACGCATGATTTCTAAAGAATCCTGCGCAATAATGGGATCTCCTAAGTTGCCACACATGAACAAACTGTCAAGTTGGCAGATAAAATCTTCGCTGAACCATTTTTGAAATGTATCTAAATCTATTTCAACTAATGACATCAACGGATTCAAGGTTCCTCCATTAATACGCCGTGGGCACATAGGGCACCTTGCTTGGCACTTGGTTGTCACTTCTAAGTGTACATCTTTTATATCTTCAAATTTATACATTTTGGTATTTTGCTATCTGCACTACTAACGCACCTCTCTGTAGTACATAATTTAGGAGATGAAAACAAAGTAAATTTTTCTATTGTGCCCAACGAGTCTTCTCTACAAGAGTATGCTCGTTTAACTTCATTACCTCTTATTATAACACTTTGATATCCACTATTGCAAGTCCATCCGGCAAACTGATTAAAACCTAAAGCATTGAACCGTTCCGCTTGATCAATAAAATAATCTTGCTCTCCGTCGGTTAATCTAATTTGGTATCCTTCTTGTTGCTCAAAATCATTTTGCATTATACTAATCATCTCGGGTGTGTAGCCATTTACAATAGCAGTAGCACTTTCATTGCTTTGTGGTTTGAGTGTTACATTAATTCCTCTTGCTCTAAAGCGTTCACAGCGTTCTAGTGTTTCATAAAACTGTTCTGGAACCATTACTTGATTAATAGTAACGTGAACTAGATCATACATTAACTGTAGACACTTATCACCAAACTCTTGTTCTTTAGCATGTTCAGCGTGATAACTGGCTGTAATACTCCTGCGTTGCAACATTTCAGTTGCATAGTGCCAACTACGCCACCATGTTAAGCTAGGACTTAGATTAGTAGTCATATGCACAGTTTGGTAAGGAGTTAAGGCGCCATCGTCTAAATGTTTAATTAAATCTAGCAAATATTTGTATGCAGTTGGTTCACCACCGCTGAACGACCAATGGAACTGGTTAAACCCATTGGCTCGTGCTTGACGCTTAATCTCGTCTACAGTAGATTTATATACTTCAAGCGGTTGGTGATCTGGTTTGTCAGTCCTAGCATAAGGCCAACAATAACTACATTTATAATTACAAAAACGTCCTAGTATCCAACTTATGTTAAATAATGGACGGTCTAACATAGTTTGTTGCCCAAACTGTTGTATTTTTGCAAAAGGTATATTAGAGAAATTCATTGACAGTATTTACAAGTGATAGTATAATTAATTGGCAGACGTGAGTGTAACTGGTAAACCTCCTCCTAGTAAGCTACCCCCAGCTGAACGGAGGGAACGGGTCTTGCCCTTAGGGTGACTTTGGAAGTTCGAATCTTCCCGTCTGCACCAATTTAAGGCAAAGAAAATGAAAAAGGCACTTGTACTATTATTGTTTATATCTAATGCATGGGCAGAAACTCCTTACGATCAATTTACTAACGAAAAAAACTTTACCGATAATACAACCATTACATGGCGTACTGTAAATAATGTAAAAGAGGAGTGTGATGCCGAAAATGTTCGGAGAGGTTTCAAACCATTTGAAATAGGAAAGCGTGTCATGGATGCTTGCAGTTTTCGAGACAAGGTTGACAAACAAAATACTTGTCTTATAATTACAGCTAAGACAACAAACTATTGGAACATTGGACACGAAGTCAGACATTGTTTTCAAGGAAAGTTTCACGAATGAGAGATTTAGAAGAAGACATTTGGCGCGATGACGAAATCTTAAACAAGATCCGTACTCGCGATGACTATGCTCAAAATGTCTACGCGGCATTTTGTAATATGCGTTGGTGCCCTAGAGAACTAGTACCAGCATTACGACAAGATGACAAAAAGGACCTTTGGAGTTGTAGCTGGCGCAGTGCTGGAGGGCTAGTTGCCGATTGGCAGGGCAAGGGCGGAGACTACATGGATTGGTACTGTTCTGGCATTAGAGGCGGTTTGAGTTTTGACGGTAAAGAGGATGACGATTACTTTACCAAAAACGGATATGTTTCAGAAGGTGTTATTACTGGTGAAGTACTATCCGACCTTAATCGTTTGGGATGGTTTCCTGTTCCTTGGGAAGACCATGAATAAAAGTGTAAATAATATTATGAAAACTAATTGGACTATAACCGTAGAAGAAGATCCAGAAACTGGCGAATGTATTCTTCCGTTTCCTGAAGATTTTTTAGAACAAGCCGGCTGGAAAGAAGGCGACACACTTAATTGGGAAGATAATGGAGACGGCTCATGGAGCCTTACAAAAGTAAAAGATGAGTAAAAAAGAGGATGTAATTGAATTAGTAGGATCTGTTGAAGAAGTCCTACCAGGTAGTATGTTTAGAGTGCGTGTAGAAAATATGCCAAACCCATTGTTGTGTTACATGGGCGGCAAATTGAAACAACACAAAATCAGGATCATTTTAGGCGACAATGTTAAGTTGGAAATCAGCCCATATGATTTATCAAAAGGTCGAATAGTATTTAGGTTATAATATGAATATAATTCTCGAACGTGTATATAATGTTTGTAAAGAAGTTCGAGAAACAATTCCTGATCAAACTACTTTCAAAAAATTAATAAACAAAACTCGCAAGATATTCAAAAGACACAATTTTGATATTGCAATCAAAACCAAACGTGAAAAAGATTTAGATGTAGATAAATGGTATGTTATGGCATACTATGACAGCGAGAACGACTATAACTCCGAGACACCAATAGAAGTTGTCGTACATCATAATTTAATCGGCACTGAAGAATTTGGCCAGCACCAAATTACACTATTCCTTACAGAAATTTTTGATGCCACTGTTCATGAATTTAGACACCAATATCAAAGTATGCGCAGAGATTATAGCATGCAAGGTGCTACAGCAATCAGTCCATACGATGAATATTTGGCAGACTACGATGAATTAGATGCTTATGCATTAAGTATCAGTCTAGAATTGTTAAGGGTAATGGATACATACCGAGTCAAACGCAATCTAACAAGAATTAGTATTATGAGTAAAATGCGTACAGGAGCAGTATACTCTAGCCCAACCCTTCGTGCTTATATGGACTATTTTGGGTTAAACTCAGTAACTAAAAAGTTAGCCAAAAAGATATACCTGCATTTGGATACGATTGACAAGAGATACATTTTCATATAAAATACTTGTATATTAACTCAAGTAGAGAGCGACATGAAAGAGTTTCCTACACAACAAATATTAGAATTGGCCTGCGCCGCGCAACGTGCTAACGGTGCGTACCTTAAAGAACAAGAAGCAGTCTATGCCAATGATGGAGTCTTCATGTACACTAAGTATCCAAACAAAGTTCTAATGCTTTACACTTTGGATGACAAGATGATTATCCCCGATACTAAGGCACTTAAAGTTGAACCAGAAGATGTTGCTCGGGCAGAAGAAATTCGAAAGTATTACAAGAGATTGTTGTTTGCGGCCATTGACGGCGAAAATGAATTCCTTACCAAAATCAATTCGATCCTTGGTAGTGATACAGTAAAAGAAAATGAATTTGGTTGGGTAGCTTGTTTGCCTAGCGTACAGGCCAGGGATGCTATTCACAATGAAGTTAAAAAAGCCGCAAGAGCAGTTGATGAAGGTTTCCTGGGCAAACCGGGAGATCGTTTGGCAGATTTAGATTGTGAGATCCTGGAAGTAATTAAGTCAAAGAACTTTGAAGGATGGAATATCTGTGCTATAATAAACAACAAAATGGCTAGTTGGATGAGCCAAGTAGAACTTAAAAGAGGCCCTTGTGTTGTAGTAAAAGCCAAGGTAAAAGATAACAGCAAACACTGGAAACATCAGAATGATGAAACCAGACTTAACTATGTGAAAGCGGCACAATAATGGCAGGTAAAGCAAAGTCAGTTTATCTAACAATAAACAAAAAAGGTTCATTCAAAACAGAATTTACCAAAGTGTTCTTTGATGCAAAATCATACAACGAATATGTTAACAGCGATGAATTCAAAACCAAATGGCCTGAAGACGAATTTGAAATTGTAAAGGAAACTTATTAAAATGAGCAGATATACTACAGTTTATAAAGAAGTTGAAATCGATGTTGACTTGAATGATTTCGATGACGATGACATTTTGGAAGAAATGGAGAATCGTGGGCTAGCAGTTGGGGCTACTGGCGATGGCCGAGAATTGCTTACAGCTATTTGGCTCAAGCGTAGGCAAGGTCAAGATTATCAAGCAGAATTGGATCAACTGATTTACAACGGACTAGGTAAAATTGTATGAGACAAGAACTAGATGAATACCTATGTAAGGTCTATCCAAAGATGATGGTAAACCGTGACAAGCCTATGACCGAGACTGCAATGTGTTGGGGCTTTGATTGCGGTGATGGCTGGTTCAATATTTTGAATCAACTTATGGGAAATATACAAAATCATATTGATTGGCGTGAACGTCAGCGTGAAGTTGTAATCAAATTCAACAAAATCCGAGAAGCAGGACAATCAGGCAATGCCGAATTGTTTGCCGACTTGATGGCGGCACAATACGGAGATCGAGGGCTGAGTGCAGACTTTATCAAAGAGCGTGCTCAAGAATATATGACTACTCCTTTGCAACCAGTTCCAGAAGAAATTCCACAAGTAACTTTGGATCAAGTTAAAGAAAAGTTTGGTACACTACGGTTTTATTACCAAGGTGGCGATGACTATATCCGTGGTATGGTTAGCCTAGCAGAAAGTCTAAGCGGTGTTACTTGTGAATCGTGCGGTAATCCAAGTGAAGTACAAAATGACGGCGGATGGATGCGTTCTATTTGTAATTCATGTGAAGAAAAACGTTTACTTAAAGAAGGATTTGAACAATGAAAACATTTTTAGAATGGTTTGGTCGTAATAGAAAAATCATTGGTTATACTGTAGGGGGTCTAAATTTATTAGATGGACTTACTAGTATAGCATTTGAAGAATATACTAATGGTATTCTATGGTTGCTAGTCGGTATAGTAATTTTAATCGATACTAAGGAATTCAAATGATTACAATGAAAGAATGGATGGAACTGGTTGACTATAAGATCACCGAAGGTGGCGATTTTGGTTGGCAATGTTACGGCCCAAACGCATATCAATTAAGTAGCTGGAACGGACTTCACGACAAAGGTGGGTGGAGTTTTAATATTGTATTCAGTACTAAGACGCAAAAGGTTTATGAAGTAACAGTATGTGACTATACTCGTAATCGTGCTTATCGTATGATTGCTGAAAACAAACAGGATAAGCATCGTAAAGAAGCTGAAAGACTTGGTACTAGTTTTAACGAGGCTTGGGACGATGTCAACTATGTAGATTTGGAAGTCGATGATGATTTTATCTCAAAAGCTCTAGCAATCAAAGAGGGCCGTGAGTATGACACAGACGTAAGTATTCCGTTGGACTTGCCAGATGATTTATTGATGTTTGCCTTCAAACAAGCTCACGCAGAAAATATGACATTCAATGATTGGATGAATAAAATGTTGCGTGAATTTATTGACAAAGTAGAAAAAGGCCAGTATACTAAAGAAGATGCGCAAGATTGGCTTGCTCAGAATCATTTACCAAAATTTCCTATAGAGGAAGAAGATGAGAATCAAACTAGTCTCTGATCTCCATTTAGAGTTCAGTGACATTAACATTCAAAATGATCAGAATTACGATGTACTGATCCTAGGTGGCGATATTATGATTGCCCAGGATCTCCACGACCATCCCGCGCCTAATAATACTAGCGATCAACAGGCTATTGCTAACGGCACTGGGTTGGGTCGTAGACAAGAACGTGCTCAACGGTTTCGTGACTTCTTGAAGCGTGTGAGTTTTCAGTTCCCACATGTAGTTTACGTAATGGGTAATCACGAATTTTACAATGGCAAGTTCTATGCGGGTATTGACTATATGCGTGACGAGTGCGCTAAGTATCCTAACATCTATTTGTTAGAACAGGATACTAAGATTATCGACGATGTTACATTTGTTGGCGGAACATTGTGGACTAACATGAACAAGCGTGATCCATTAACTATGCATGCTATCGAAGGTATGATGAACGACTTTCGTATCATCCGTAATGATTACAGAAGCTATGCGCCTATGAGTGCGTTAGATGTTGCTCATAGACATGACAAGACTTTACAATATATTAAACTTATCCTTGATCAAAATAAAGATAAGAAATGTGTTGTAGTTGGACATCACAGTCCTAGTTTCCAAAGTGTTCACGAAATCTACAAAGATCAAACACTAATGAACGGTGGATATAGTAGTGAATTGAGTGCGTTTATTTTAGACCATCCTCAAATTGTTCTATGGACACACGGGCATACTCATCATCCTTTTGACTACATGATAGGTAGCACTAGAGTAGTATGTAATCCCCGCGGTTACGAAAGTGACGGCTACAGTGAAGATAGTGGCTGGAACCCAAATATTTTATTGGAGATTTAAATGACAGAAGATGTAAAAGCAGTTAGTGAAATGGTACGTATCACTGCCGAGAACAATGCCGAGTTTATGAAACAAGTAGCTGACCATATTGAAAAATTGGAAGATGCAGTAATTCAATTACAAACTCGCGTAGCTGAATTGGAGGCCACTAGTGGCAACAATACTCAGGCACAGTGATACTTGCCAGATTAAAATGGCTAAGAGTAGTAAACTGACCGAAGCAGTCGTTCAGGATTTTGAAGAACACCGGATCCTGAACGTTATTGTTGGAAAGGCAGTTAAGATCAACATGAAATGGAATGGGCGTTGTTACGAAGGTCGCAATGCTGGTATGGACTTTGAAAGCGCAGGACCAACAGTCACTCGCACATCTACGGGAAGATAAAATGAAAATTGGACTTAGTTATAGTCGTTGCGTTCGAGACATTGTCGATGGCGAGATAGACATCGACGATGTTCTCGTTGTTATTAGCCGTACAGATTTTGATCCTCGTAATGATGTACAATGGGCAAGTATTTGGGGAGGCTATCACGATCCTTATGGATTGAGTAATCCAGAATGGGCGGCATACCCAGACGGTGATGAAGATCGTTTTCGTAGTGTAAGCATTGAACTTTGGGAAAGAGGCAAGTTACATCAGCCTAGACAGTTTGGAGCACACCCTACTCGCCGTAGAGAAATTTGGCTAGAAGCTGTACTACCAAATAGCGAGCTAGCCAAAAACCCTGCCGCTAAAAAGGCTTTTGAAAAGTTCCAAACTATTGCCGGACTTTCGAGCGTCAAACTGGATGACAAATATCAGTAATGGTTGTATAATACTAATATCGTAACAGTTATTAGGAGCAACTATGAAGTATGCCGTATTGCTTACAGCATTACTGCTAGCCGCTTGCGATCAAAACGCAAGTGTATCAGTCCCTGAGCCAAGAAAAATAACCTATCAAGAATTGATTGACTATCCGCTAGATTGCGAAAAAGCGGATAGCCAATTAGCCGAGCTTAGAGCTATCCAAGAAGGATATAATTTCGAATCGGATCCAGATTTGTTAACGCATGATGAACGAGCTTGGAATGCCATAATTAAATCTGATATTTGGTGGTTTGCTTACAGGTGCAATAAATCATGAAAAAATATTTACTATTATCACTGTTAACGGCTAGTCATTTTGCCGTAGCCGACTGTAATCTGAAATCGGCTAGCATTTTGGAAAACGAACACAAGGTTGGTTCAGTTACCAATTTGTCTAAAACATTCGATGGTAATCTAGGGCGTTGTGCCGTATCTTATCAAATCAATGTAGACGGCCAAGATCATAATGTTACATATACAGCTTCTGGATCCGAAAAAGAAGAAGTGTTGTGTGCATACGCAGTCGAACGCAGTCGTAGAGAACTACTGTTAAATTTGGGCGGACAATTTAAAACACAAGCTAGTTTGGTTTGCCAAGAAGGTACAAAGCCAAAAGAAAAAATTAAAATTGGTGATACTATTTTGGAAAACGAAGTAGGAATAAACAATAAATTGAATTTCTACTGGCCGTATAAAAATTATTCAAAATGTCGCATATTTAAAGAACAGTATGTTTGGGATAAGGCTCCAGTTGAATATCACGGTGTAATTTGCCAAAAGCAAGATGAAAACTGGATTGTAGTTGACAAGTGGTAACAAAGGCAGTATAATTAAATTTTAAACACACAGAGAGGCACTTATGAAGGCATTTATAGCAGGCACAATCTTTGGACTAATTCTAGCTACTGTTGGTTTCAGCGGTATTGCTCGAATGTTAGATAAAGGTGTAGACACAGTTAAAACACAGAGTACGGAGTTAGCAAAATGAAAATTGTTTTGACATTGATTTTAGTAACGGCCCTTGCCGCTTGCTCAACTGTAGCAGGTGTAGGTAAGGATATTCAATCGTCCGCAGAGTGGACAAAAGAAAAGATGGGTGGTTCAAAATGAAAAAGTTTTTAATGTTAGCTCCTTTGGTTGCCGTGCTTGCGGCTTGTGGTACAACTGATGTTTATCAGAAACGTGCAGACAATGAACGTGAACGTCAAGAACGTTATGTAGAACGTGCAATTGATCAAGCGCCTAAGTGGTTCAAAGAACCTCCACTGAGTAACAGTGCAGTTTTTGAATCTGGTACTGCTGTGAGTGCAGATTGGTCTATGGCTGATATCAAAGCCAAAGCTGCCGCTTATGGAAAAATTTGTATGGCCGCTGGCGGTACTGCTAGCCAAAATACAAAAATCTATCGTGCAGATAATGATTCTGCAAGTTCGGAATTCAGTGAAATGGCCTTGCGTACTAGTTGCAAGAGTGTTGACTTAACTGGTGTTGAAGTTAAGGAAATTAAACATATCGGTGAAGGCGGACGTTTCCGTACTTACGTATTAGTTGCATTGCCTACTGGTGACGCTAATGTATTGCGTAAGGCTAAAGAAGCCGCTAAGACTCGTGAACAAATGGCTCAACGTGCGCCAGAAGCACTTAAAGAACTTAACTAAGGAAAAATATGTTTACAATCGTTGTTGGGGTATTATTTGGTATTGTAGTCTTGGCAGGGCTTGCCTTGATCGATTACAATAACAAAACCAATTATGAAAACGCTATTGAGCGGGCACAGCGTATCAAGGAAGATACAGATAGTATCAAAGCACATCCAAGTATGCTTAAACGTCTTTGGGTATTGTCTTTGTTGCCTGTAATCTTGTTTACAGCATTTGAATCATTTACAATCGTTCCAGCAGGTTACATTGGTGTACAGGTTACACTAGGTACTGTTAATCCAGAAACATTGAGTGAAGGTTTGCATTTTGTAAACCCAATCAGCCAGGTCAAGGAAGTTGAAGTTCGTGTTGTAAAAGCAGACTTGAAAGGTGCCCAAGCAGGTACTAAGGACTTGCAGGTTGTGCATACAGACATTGTGGTTAACTATCGTATTGATGGTGCTAAAGCGGCTACTATGTACAAGGAGTTTGGTTTGGATTTGGAAAACAAGATCCTGTTGCCAGCTATTAACGAATCATTCAAAGCTACCACTGCCCACTATAACAGTGAAGAATTGGTAACCAAGCGTGATGAAGTTAGCTCTGCTATCCATACTGAACTACAAAACAAAGTAGGCAAGTACGGTTTGGACATTAGTGAAATCAGTTTGGTTAACTTTGGATTTAGTCAAGAGTACCAAGCGGCTGTTGAACAGAAAGTCATTGCTACACAGAACAAGCAAAAGGCTGAACAAGACTTGGCTCGTATCAAAGTAGAAGCTGAACAGCGTATTGCTCAAGCAGATGGTGAAGCTAAGGCTATTGCTATCCAAGCACAGGCTATCCAGTCAAATGGTGGCGCACAGTATGTTCAGCTACAAGCGATTGAAAAGTGGGACGGCAAGTTACCTAGCACTATGTCAGGTGTTGTACCGTTCATCAACGTAGGCAAGTAACATGAAATTGTTTGACCGCACTGGGGGGCATTGGCTGTTCTGGTGCGGTTTTACATATCTCAGTTTAACCGCAGTGGTTGCTCTTAGTCCTTACAGAGACTATACTATGCTTGTAGAGTTGGTATGGCTTGTTATGGTAGCTTTACCCTTGATATGTAATCCGCTGGCTCGCTGGCTTAACATGAGAGAGAATCATATGTTAGATAAATTATTTTTTAAGAAACCTAGTAACGTAGTTCCATTTCCTAAAGAGCCTGAACACGGTGGCGGAGATGGTGGCGGTTATACTCCTGAACCTAAAAAGCCTACTGTGACCTATTACACATTAGGAATGAACAGTGATAACAGGTTAGAGTTCAAAATGGGCTATAGTGCCATTACTATGAACCACGGCGGTGTTAGTAATTTAATTGAACAGCTCGAAACCTTTAAGAAGCAACTAGCCCAATACGAAGGCATAGAGGAAGAAGAAAATGTTTGAATGGTTCCAACGTTGGCAATATGAAATTAATTTTTTCATAGCAGGGTGGTGCGCTTTGGCCGCTATTGACTGTTTTGGTCGTGGCGATTGGCTTTGGGCATTACTCAATGCGTTTTTAGTTTGGTTTAATATTAGGTTAGCACGATGAAATTTAGAAAAAAGCCTGTAGTAATTGATGCCGTACAATTCATTTATTCTGATGAAGGTATTGCGTCTCTTAAAGAGTTTTGCGGAGATGCGTTAGGCAATATCCGTAAAGAACGCCATCTCACTGCCAAAGGTGAAGCAGAAATTGGCACACTAGAAGACGGTGTCCATTTGACTGTGAAACATATTGCCACAGAAGGTGACTGGATAATTAAAGGTGTACAAGGTGAGTTCTATGCCTGTAAGCCAGATATTTTTGAAGCAACATACGAGCCAGCAGAATGATATACAACGAAATTGAACTTATAGAAATGGCTCGTGACTACGAAGCTATGGAACGTCAATCTATACAAGATGCAGAAGAATTGCGTCAGCTTCGCGAAGGCGAACGTATTATTGTTCCTGTAGATGTAGAACATGCCCGCACAATGTTTAAGTTGTCTAGTTTTTATCTTAGCCAACACGACAAAGAATTTAATTTAACAATGGAGATGTAATGCCAAATTTAGTGCCTGTGGTAATCGAGCAAGAAGCTCGCGGAGAACGCAGTTATGACATTTATAGTCGTCTGCTTAAAGATCGTATCGTTATGTTAGATACAGATGTAAATGAACATTCAGCAAGTTTAATCGTAGCACAGCTACTATTCCTAGAAAGTCAAGGTAATGAGGATATTAGTTTTTTCATTAATAGCCCTGGCGGTGTTGTTACCGCTGGCATGGCAATTTACGATACCATGCAGTTCATCAAACCAGACGTACAAACCATCGTTATGGGACAGGCTTGCTCAATGGGTAGTTTACTCGCCACTGCTGGCGCTCCTGGCAAACGCAAAATGCTACCTAACGCTCGTCACATGATACACCAGCCTTCGGGTGGTGCTGGCGGGCAGGCTACAGACATGGAAATCCAAGTAAAAGAAATCCTAAAAATGAAGCAGAATCTAACCCAGCTTTATGTTAACCATAACAGCAAGGGTAAAACTTTTGATGAGTTTTATACAGCTATGGAACGGGATAACTTTATGAGTGCCCAAGAAGCACTGGATTTTGGCTTGATTGACGAGATAGTAACAAAACGCTCATAATATGCGTATATAATTGGTATCCATAGTACACTATAAATAGATATGTCTAGGAGTGTACTATGGCCCAACTACCATTTAATTGGTCAGAACTTACCCGAAGTAACCTGTACTCTATGTTCTATTCGCTTAAAAGCGAAATCGTAGGAAAAGAGTTATCTCCTAGCCAAATACAAAAACGTATTAGCAGGCATGTCAAAGCACACTTGCCCTTAAAACTTAAAAAATGTCTGTATGCTCCTACTACTCCAGGATATATTTTTATGGGCGGAGTATATTATAGTAATTTGGATCGGAAAGGCGTGCCAGCTATAGAAGTTAATTTTAACTTTAATCCTACAGATAGCAAGCTAAAACTTACAGAATATCGTTTTAAACGTATGGCTATTAGATTTGCCGATGTTGTATGTCACGAAATAATTCATATGCGCCAGTTTCGTGCCAGAAATTTTAAGAACATTCCAGGTTATCAAAGTACAGCACTCTTAACCAAAGAACGCAAAAAGCAAGAGTATTATGGCGATACTGATGAAATGGGAGCTCATGCTTTCAATACAGCTTGTGAGTTACTGGATCGATTTGGATATGATCCACATATTATTGGCAAGTACTTAGACTCAAATCAATGCCGTAGACACAAAAATTCAACGTGGTCCGACTACTTGAAAACATTTGATTGGAATCACAATCATCCAATTATACGCAGAATGAAAAATCTAATCTTGCGTAATTTGGCAAACGCTTACGAAGGCAAGCCATTTAGGACTTCATTTTATTTGACTTATTGATAATTACTCTGTATAATATACACTTGTACAGTTAATCAGTGGAGTCAAAATGAGCGATCCTTGCTACTCAGTAATCTCATCGTTGGAAGATCATCCTAGTCGTTTGAATAAAGAACAAATTATTCTTGCTCAAGCAGAGTCGGGTAATGACGAATTCTTTGAAGGATGTCGCCTTGCTCTTGATCCGATGATTACTTTTGGACTTAAACAAATACCGGAGAAACAAGATGAAGATGGCCCTGGGCTACCTTGGGACAGTTTTACTCTCGCTCTTACTGGCTTTACTACTCGCAATGTCACCGGTAATACAGCAAGGACTATGATTGAAACCATGATGAAATCAGCCACCAAAAAAGAATGGAATGGTTGGTATCGTCGTATCCTTATTAAAGACTTACGCTGTGGTGTAAGCGAAAAAACAATAAACAAAGTAGTGGAGAAGAAATATGCTCAGTATGCTATTCCCATTTTTGGTTGTCAGCTTGCTCATGACAGTGCTAATCACGAAGCTAAAGTTGCCGGCAAGAAACTTATTGAAGTTAAACTTGACGGTGTCCGTGTTATTACTATCGTTCGCGCTGACAGCCGCGTGGACATGTTTAGTCGTAATGGTAAAGAGCTTGCAAATTTCCCTCACATAGCAGAACAAATTAGTTCTGTTATTAAACAAAAAGGTTCCAGCAAGAGCATGGATGTTGTCCTAGATGGTGAAATTATGTCAAGTAGTTTCCAAGACTTAATGAAGCAAGTGCATCGCAAAGAAAATGTAGAAGCAGGAGATGCCGTACTTAATTTGTTTGATGTTCTTCCTCTTGCAGACTTTGAACAAGGTATCTATAATAAAGACCAAACTACACGTAGTCAAATGGTTAAATTCTGGGTGGAGACTAATCAAGTATTACTACCCAATGTTACCTATGTTGCTAACGAACTAGTTGATTTAGATACCCCAGAAGGACAAGCTCGTTATAAAGAGATTAATCAAAAGGCCATTGAAGGCGGGTATGAAGGTATCATGCTTAAAGATCCTCTTGCTCCCTACGAGTGCAAACGTAGTCATGCTTGGTTGAAGTTAAAGCCATTTATTGAAGTTAGTCTAGCAGTAGTCGCAGTAGAAGAAGGTACAGGTAAAAACATAGGTAAACTTGGTGCGCTAGTATGCGAAGGAGAAGATGATGGAAGACAAATCAGAGTCAACGTTGGGTCTGGCTTTACTGACAGTGATCGTGATAGTTTTTGGAATAGCCGTAGTGGCCTTATCGGAAATATTGTTGAAGTTCGTGCAGATGCTATAACACAAAATCAAGACGGTACATACAGTTTACGGTTCCCCCGATTCAAAGGGTTCCGTGGTTTTACAAAAGGTGAGAAGTTATGAGAAGTAATTATTGGTCATGTTCAAAGTTTGCAGACTGGCTTCGCGGTACCGAAAAGCTATCTGCGGGTACTAGCGAACAATGGGATGAGTGGCGTACCACAGCCCAAATGCGACATAACTTTCGCTACTGGCTAGCGGAAGAAGCATTGGATGCTATTCAAAATTTTGTAAACTATCCTATGGACAAATTAAATGATGTCAGATACTACATCAACAATCGTTGGGTTAGTAAGAGTCACGCTCTTACTGCCCACCCTCGTGATATCCGCCCTGGCCGTTGGAGTGACGTTGGTAATCGGTTTCTCCCTTGTCTTTTTAACGAACTTGTTAACTTTGTTGAAATCGAACAAGCGTGGCACTATGTAATGTGGAATGAAGAGGAACGTAAAAAGTTTAAGACACCATGGTGGCGTAGTGGTTGGTTGCGTTGGCGCACTTGGCGCTCGCCAGAAGCTGGCATGGAATATCTAAAGTGGGCAAGCACATTAACTAATGAAGAGTTCCTTGACGAAGGTGAGAAACATCTGGCCGAACCAACTTACCAGGCCAACTCTGCTAAGGAAATTATTGAACTGTACACTTGGTGGACTACTACCTATCGTAATCGTCCAGAGCCAATGGAAGCAAGTGGCTGGACTGCATATTGTGAAGCCGCACGTTTGGCTAACGGTGGTCGACTAAATTTTGGTACTGACAAAACTCCTGAGCTTGCCGAAATGAGCAAGATTGCTATGGACAAAATGCACAAGATGGAAGAGGAATACGAAGCCGAGGATGAGGCTATGATGATTCGCCTTATCAAAGTACGTCAAAGTTTGTGGACATGATTTCAATAAGACCTACTCTAGAAAAATATTATCGTAAATATAAACGATACCTACACAAGAGAAAAAATAAAATGAGTAATGATACACTATGCGCGGTGCCATGGATACACT